AGGAATCTGTGTATTTCGTATCCTCTCCAAATTCGACATTACTTGTCGTAACAACGCACTCCGTAGTAGTTTCCACAGGAACTGAAACATTGGTACTTGTTGAAATGCCAGAAAACTTTTCGTTTTCTTCCAATTCTGATTCTGTTGTTAAGACAGCACACTCTGTTGTTGCTGTTTCAGTCGTATCTAAAACATCCACAGCACCTACACGCTCTGATGCACCTGCAATCAACGCAGTAGGAAAATTCCACGCAACCGCCACGGCAATTGTCATTACAAAAGCAATTTTTTTCATACTAACTTTTTTCATATTAACGCACCTCACATCAACACATCATAGAGATCCTCTGAATCATTTGAGGAATCAACCACATGAATAATATTTTCCTGCTCCCGTATCAAAAGAATTTTGTCATTGCCGGTCTCGTCAAGCCAATACTCGATTATCGTGACACCACTACCGCCTGTAAAATCTGCAAAAGGATGAATCTCTGCAAGTTTGCTTTCGATCATACTATAATCCATTCCATTATGAATCATTTCTTCGACTTCTTCCACAGTTACTCGATCAGCATCTGTCGAGCATTCCCCATTTAGTTCTGCTTCCTTTCGCTCATATGTCCCAAACATCATGTCTCCCTCATCTTCCACTTCTTGAACATTGTCCATAGCACATACTTCATTTGCTGCGATCACTGTGGCAGACTGATTTTGATCATTCCCGATGTGATTGACAGCAACTGCTGTCAAGGAACCCATGGCACATAAGGCTAACGAAATCGCACATATTAATATGGGCTTTGATTTTTTCACTTTCAACATAATTCCTCCTTACATCACGATATTGTAACAGTATACTCACCCGGATTGTGGGCATAGTTGTATATCTTTATAAAATATCGTTTCCCACTTGTTGCATTAAATGTTCGATTGATTTGTCCTACATTCTTTGCTGTAGCGATGATATTACCATTACAATCATAAATAATGCCATCTATATCATCCCCAGAATCACAAGTTGTAGACAATGTGTAGGTTTTCGTTGAGGTTGGAACAAATGTGTAAAAATCGACATCATCATAATAATCAAAGCAAGCATTCTTGGTAGACAACGACAATGTTGATGCGGTAAACATAAAGCTTCCAGCAATATCCTTATAGTAAAGCGTGCTCTGCGTTGAACTGTTTTCTATACCGTGCGGATGATCTGCTATAGCATCTCTTGTGATTACGAAAAACTTTAAATCTCCGCCAGCATACATTCCTTGATTTGCTAATGACTGAATATTCTCATTCGTTAAATAGACCGGTGCACTACTTGTTGATGAAATAGAGCAATTTGTCACTTTGCCTTCTCCTGGTTTATGAGACCAAGTACCATCATTATGCTGCATATAATAATGATAATCTTCATTTCCTGTAACAATGGCAATTAATCTAGAATCTGATCCATATTGATTTACAGTAGATCCAGAAGGTGTATATTCCGTCAGTGTATATCCAAGCCGTGATGCATCCAGTTTCATGTTATATACAATATTGTCCATGCTTTCAGTTGGGTTGTTCGAAATAATATTTATTTTTCGATTTGCTTTATTTGATGTTGACGCAAATTCACCAGGTTGCTGTTTATAATATGTATACTTTGAATAATCAGCATAATATAACATATTACAAAATGCGTATCCATAACAATTCATTCGATACTGTGTCGGATAGTCTCCAGAAGTTACATTGTAATCATCAGGAGAATACTCAGAAAAATATTTGTTTACTACCGGTTCGAATGTCCATTTCATCGTATCGTCATTCAAGTATTCTTGAATGGTAGCATAATTCGAACTAATACCAATTGCATTACTTACCCAAGCATAGCTATCTCCTGCCGGCATTATCCGAAATGTATCATCTTCATTACGTATAATTCTAAAAGTATTTCCTGTAGAACTTGTTATAACAGATTCTCCTGTCGTAACACCTTTCATTGAAACATTCAAATTGCTATATGGTCTTAATGTATACGTACCATAAGTTGTTGCTCCATCTTCGCTCTTACTCAAGATTATCTGCCATTTACAACTATTCGAAGAATAAGAAGACAAACTTAACCGCCCACCACTGTTGTATCTCAAATATTTTCCAGTAGATACATTTTTAATATTGTAAAAGCCGTCATCAATTTCTTCGCCTTCCTCATAAACAAGATAAAAATAAGTATTCGAGGAATTAGTAGAACTAAAATAACGTCCTGGTGTTGACGCATTGTCTGCACCACGTAAAATGAATCCATACGCTGGATCTTTTCCGCCTTCTCCAAGTTCAAATTTAAGCCAGTTTCTAAAAAGCTCAGTGACATCAAATGAATACGTTGCTCCAAGCGTAGTAAAAGTAGTAGAGCTCTGCAATGCTCCTAAAGAGGAAGTTAATTCGGAATATGTTACCTCAGAAACATCTGAATTCGTGGTAGAGTCATAGCAATTTATCGTACAAGAATTGCTATAGCCACTTGAACTTGCTTTCACATTAAAATTTGCTGATTTTAACCTATCTGGTTCAATCCAGCGAAATTTTTCTACAGAAGTAGCTTTTATATAGGAAAGGTGCTCCCCAGATCCATTAAAACCACCTGCACTCAATTGACTGCCGCTATACCCTGATCCACCTGATTGAAGCACATAGGAGCTACTGTCACTAAAAAAATTGACAGCCCAAACTGAAGGATCAATTACGCATGGATAGACAGTTGTCTCAGCATTGAGAAAATCTTCATCAAGATTCATATGAAGTAAGTACGTTCCATTTTCCTGCTCTTCCATAGTATAGTAATTATTATATGTGATGTGATTTTCTCCATCAGTATATTCACCACTGTAGGAATCTACGATAAACGTAGGCTGAATTGTGAAAACTGAATCACCGCTTACTTCATCCAAGAAAGAGATAGACGTTCCGCTTGTAGTTTCAGGAATTACTCCATTCACCGAAAGAATAAAATCATAACAAGTGCAACCTGTCATTTCATCAACAATGATGCTTTCTTTTATTCCAGAATTCTCAAGAGAATAGTGTACATCAGTACTGTCATCAAAAATGCTATTATAAACAACTTCATTGCTAGAAGCCTGTGGCTCACCACTATTAGAAACGTTTAGAGGAGTCATACAAATAGAGTAATCTTCTACTGAAAGGGAAACACCATCACTAATATTCTTCGGAAAAGATACACTATAATCATTTCCATAATTCACATAAGCCGCTCTGTCTTCCGCAGCAGGAACAATCGTGTTTTCAATAAAACGCACACTGTTAGAATCCTCATCAAAATATTTAATGGGTTCCTCAAATGCAATAAGTGATTTTGTGCCATCATCGTTGATGGTAACGACATTATACAAATCAGCATAGGTCGATTCATCTAACTTCACAGCATTTTGTAGTTCTTCTGAAAACCTATTTCTTAAATCATCTGGAAGTGCATCCAAATTTAAATTTTCGTCATCCGCTTCCATTATATCGGAAGAGATTCCATCATTGTCTATTGCTACAGATTCGTCCATTCCAAACGCAACAAATTGCATAGATGGTTCCATCAGTGTTTGCAGCAATAAAACAGACAATCCGGCAGCTACAACTTTCTTTAACTTCATCAAATTTTGATACCTCCACATCTTCTTGTTTAATATGCACGTTTTTTTACATAACCAAAATCACATGATGAATCCACTCCTTATCCATAAATTTCTATCAGAGCTTGTGTTCATAGGCGTTTTAAAAGTGTAGCAGCATGAGAAATCATAATCATCGTTTCAGCAGAGCAACAAGAAGTTTCATAATCTTTTGATAATCTGCGTGAACAGTTTAGCCATGCGAAAGTACGTTCAACAACCCAGCGTTTCGGGAGAACATGAAACCCTTTTTGCTCTTTGATTTGCATAGAAATATCAATTCTGATGTTGTGAAATTCATCAAAAGTATTCTGAAATGTCCCTCTATAACCGCCATCTGCACACCCTGCCTGAATCGCCGGATACCGATAAAGTGCTTTTTCAAACGTGTATACGCCGCCCTTTGTATCATGAATATTTGCTGCATGGACGCGAATACATAGGAGATTTCCCATCGTATCTGTTACGATGTGCCGTTTTCTTCCTTTTGTGATTTTCTCCGTAACACGTTGTTTTTATGCTCTGTGAATCGATCAGTGCGTAACTTGGTTCTTCATTCCTTCCTGCTTGTTTTCGTGTTATTTTGACAAGATGCTTCATCATTTTGTCCCATATGCCGTTCTCTCTTGCTCGGCGATAAAAACTCCATACAGTATCATGTGGCGGATAGTCATGTGGCAGCATTCTCCACTGGCAGCCTGTCTTTACGATATACAACACTGCTTCTACTAATGATCGTTTATGATATTTGCTTTTATTTCCGGATGGAAAGAATTCTTTGATTGCTTCCCATTGTTTGTCTGTCAAATCACTTTCGTAATTTGTTGCTTGATATTCTTTTTTCATATCTCTTATTATACCACTTTTTTGCTATGAACACAAGCTCTTAAAGGTAATCAAAAAAAACTTGCTTCCAAGGAAAATAACAAGCATCATGACATTGCGGATATCTTGAAAATATTCCAACAAAAGCAGAGAATTTTAGAGAATACCATAAATGTTTTCAGTCTCACAGTTCAATATGTCAGATAATACAAGCAAATTAAGAGCTTGTGTTCATCGGTAAAGTATGCGGACTTTCGAGCATAATTTTTATGCTGACAAGGAAAATATCCGCAGGAATACTGTCGTATTGCAAGGATATTTGACGAAGTTCAGCAGGAAAATTTGCCGAAAAGACGTGTGCTGAACCGATGAACACAAGCTCTCATATTTTCCTTTAAATAAAATTTCACATTGTCATCAACCTACTCTCTTTTTGCAACGCAGCAATTCATAATTGCCGGAAAGACAGCTTTAAATCAATCCTTTTTCAGCATCTTCACTTCTTCCGGCTCTTCCGGCTGATAAGAAAGCCAGAAACAGGTCGAATTTGCTGTCATGGTAGCAACAACAAGGGCCAATGCTGCCATTGTACCGCCAAAGCGTGTAATGAAAGAGCAAATCTTCTTTTTCATGTGAATGCACCACCTTTCCAATTTGATATTTAGGCCTTCATTTGGTCTGCCTACATTGTAACACAAAGTCAAGAAAAAAAGCTGACTTATGGCACGAACTGTATGATTTTTGGGTATGAAATGCACTTTTTCTCATTTTTTCGCCTGTACGCCATTCTTAATCTTTCCGCCAATGAGCATGATGGACAACAGTATCCATGCACTAAAAATGCTGTAAGAGAAATTTATTAAGGCAAAATAACAGAGCATAGCAGATGCACATATTTCTACCATCAATATCATGAGTCCTTTTCTTCGATACTTTTTTCTGTCCTTTTCCGATAACTTTTTATGGATATCAGATACAGGCATCAAAACAACGAGACAGAGCAAACTCAAAGCTGTCAGCAATAAAAAGAAGGCAGTAAAATGAGAAACATACCGAACTATTAGCAATGCCGCGATTAAAAGAAAATTGGAAATAACCCAGCATCGAAATGGTGTTTTTGCATGATAGCCACCTGCGAATGACCGCAACGGAATATATGCGACTGTAAATATAGCTGTTTCCGGAAGCATTCGAAAAAGCAATCCGATTGCAGTAAAAGTTGCAATGTTGAAAAGGGTATCCAATATATGTGTCATTCCCCATTTGCATACAACTTCTTGGTCTGAACTTATGATTTTGATTTTGGACAGCCATGCTGTAATCCGATTGGATGCTTCTTCAAACATCCCATGCACCTTCTTTCTTCGCTAACTTATGATAGCACAAATAGGACTTTTAAAACCGACTTATGGCATGAACTGTATGACTTTTGGGTATGAAATGCAAAAATCGGCTTTTTTCAACAAAAAATCGGACGCTTTAGAACGTCCGATTTCTTCATTCTGTTCCATTGAACATGGTCACTGTTGTATGATATTTGTTGTTATCTTCTACATAGTGCTTCAGATCACCATGGTATTTTTCAAGCGTATGTGAAACACTTAGGAGACCAATTCCATGTTGTTTTTGATCCGCTTTCTTTTTCTGTTTTGGGTTGTAGCTGTTTTCAATATCAATTCGTACAATTCCACGAGTCAATTTCATGGAGAGCAGAAGCCGTTTGTTTTCTGACTGACGCAAAGCTTCTATCGCATTATCCAACAAGTTTCCAAGTATCACGGTCATATCAAAGGATGAAATATTCAATTCTGCCGGTAAGTCAATTCTGCACATAATTGCTGTACCTAAATCAGACGCTAAAGCCAACTCATAATTAATCAGGCTATCCACATCACGATTGCCTGTTTTCGAGTATTCTTCCTTCACAATAATTGCGTTCTCGATTGTCGTGAGATACTCCTGCACCTCCGCATACTCCTTCTCTTGCAGCATCCTACGCATGGTGTTCAAGTGCTTTTGCATATCGTGTCGCAAATACCGCATTTCTCTTTGGGAAGTCTCCATGATTTTAAGCTGATTTTGATAAGCATCATTTGATGCCTGAATCAATTCCACCATGTGTTTGTTTTTCAGTCGGTCTTGTTCCAGATGATACGTGTAAAAATTGATAAGATTAATAAGAAGCAGGATAATTGCAACGATGATGTCATGCTTGGAACTATCATTTACTGTCAGAATTCCTACTGCAATTGTTCCAAGAGCAATTAAAATAATGAGCCAAAAATATGGAGACTTCGATGAATACTCCACATTTTTATGATATAAATGTCGGAATAAAAAGGCAACAATTAAAAATGAAATGTTTTGCAAAAGACCGCTTTGCACAAACTGTAGCTCTCCCAAAACAGAAAATGCAATCCAATCTATAAACATTCCAACCGCACAAACCCATATTGCAGAAAAGACTCGTTTTTTCCAAGTTACACAGTACAGAATAGAAATTAAGATGATTGCTGCTGTATTGATAACAAGATTGATATTCGTATTTTGTGATATAATCCAAACCAGACTTCCGATAAAATAATAGGCTATATATGCAGCTTTCTTATAGATTGTTCTGCTTTTCAGTTCCCCAAGAAATGAATCCAAAAGAATACAAATGGCATAAACACGAATTGCATTGGATACTAAGTATAAAGAAGTTTCCATACATACCTCCCGATTTTATAATTCAGACAATCGATCTCTTACAATGCTTTGCTGCCCTCGGCTGATAAAAAGTGATGTGCCGTCTTCCAATGTTACTTCCTTTGATGTTGCCTTAATGATGTGTTTTATGTTTACATAAACGCCTCTTGATATGCAAAGGAATTTACTACCGTTTTCCTCAATGATACTGCTGATTTTCCCATTCACGGCAAACTCTTCTGTTTTTGTGTGAAAAATCACTTTTTTCCCGTTAGATTCCAAATACAAAACTTCTTTCAATTTGATTTTATGCTTTGTATTTTCCGATATATATTCCAAAAAACTATCCGAATTACTGTAATCCAACATATAATCCTGCAAACATTTGCATAAGTCCTCATAAGCAATTGGCTTGATCAAGAAAGCAATCGGTCGAATCTTGAATAATTCCATGGCATAATCCCGAATCGTAGAAATAAAAACAATTTGCGTATCATAATTTTTCATTTGTCTCCGCAGCTGCAGCCCAAATTCTGTACCTTTCATTTCCGGAAACTCAATGTCAAGGAAAAGTAAATCATATTTTTCTCCTGCTTTGAATTTTGCATAGATATCTTCACAAGATGAAAAATATTCTACGGTAAAATCAAAATCATAAGCAATGATAAATCGATCAAATAGCTTGTGCATATCACATAACAGTGTTTTATCGTCATCAATTACAGCAATCCTAAGCATTTCATTTACCCCTTTTTCTTTTTATCATACCACACCCTTCTTCAAAAAGCAAGTAGAATAAAGCATTTCAAATGTGGTATAATAAGAAAAAGAGATGATTTTCGTTTCGTCAAATCCGTCCATTGATAAATTTCTCATAAATTGCCTTGAAAAATCCATATTTATTGCTTTTCCATACGATATTTTGACTGCTCAAACGCTTAGCATCAATCGTTTTACATATTCTTGCTTCATCTGCATAGACGAATGCACATAACGATTCAAGGTAATGCTTGCATCCGCATGACCCAGTAGTTCACTCAACGTTTTTGCATCAAATCCGTGTGCAATGCAATCCGTAGCATAAGTGTGCCGGAGCAGATGAAATGGCACTTTTCGGATTCTGCAAGTCTTGAGAATCCTCTGAAATCGATATTGCATTACTCGTGGTTCAACCGGCTTTGTTTTTCCGGAAATCAAATATCGAGTATCATCGCCTTTTCGTTCTCTTAAAAGCTCCAACAGGAATTCCGGAATCGGAACAACTCGTATCGAGGTCTTGCTTTTGGGAGAACCGATGATGACTTCAGAATTGCCATGTCGGTTGATTCGCTGTACGGTTCGATTGACGGAAAGCGTTCCGCTCTGAAAATCAATATCACCCCAAGTCAAACCGCACAATTCGCCAACTCGCAAACCGGTAAATAGGCAAAGCAAAATCGCCAAATTGCTGATGCTTTTATTCGCTAAAAGATACTGTTCCAACTTCTTTCGTTCCTCTGCATTCAACACGTCCAGTTGCTTTTTTTCGATTTTCGGCATGGTGAAATGCGTTTCTCGAATTCCGTATTCCTGTTCCGCATAGCGTTCGATGCTATGGAACACACGCATCATATCCCGAACATAGCGTGCAGAAAGTCTTTTTCCACCGTGTAATGATCCGCTCTGCATTTTGCTGTAGATGAAGTCATTCAACTGCTGCGATGTAATATCCACCAAAAACTCAGCACCTAAAACAGGAAGAATATGGCTGCGAATGATATTTTCATAGTTGGCATAACTGGACGGTTTCACACGTAGTTTCGCCGAAGAAAGCCACTGCATGGCTGCATCTTTTACGGTCAATTTAATAGAAGAAATCGGTTGCTTCTGCACCGTAATTTGAAACCGGAGCATTTTATTCTTCAGTTCCGAAAGCGTGTGAGCATATACATACTTGTACCGCAACGCACCATTTTCCTTGTGTCCAATTGCAACACGCCCTTCAAACCGACCGTCCTTTCGCTTATAGATGTTACTTCCTCTTCTTGGCATTTTTAAGCTCCTCCTGACCATTTTTCAGACTGCGGATTCGTAAAAAACGCTTGGTTTTCCTGCCGAAATCCACGAAATGTTAATGAAATGCACTTTATTTTTTCTGTAGTTCTGCTATAATGATAGCAGAATCGACTCCTTTTCGCCTGAAAATCCGGTGTGTCAATGGACGGATTTGACGAAAGAGAGCCGCCTCATGTCAGTATCCTATATTACTCACTTTTCGAGTAAAAGTCAACGTGTAAACCGACCAAATACGCTGCTCATGTCTTGTGCGGATGTGACAGATCTACCTAAGGAGGTAAGCCTTATGCACCTACGTTTCCGAGAATTGCGGGAAGAACGCAAACTCTCTCAAGCCGAAATGGCGAAAATCCTGCACGTTTCCCAGCAAACCTACTCACGCTATGAGTCGCATAAAACGGAAATCCCACTGGAGAAGCTGGTTTATCTCGCAAAATTTTTTGATACCAGCGTGGATTATCTGCTGGGAGTGGAGAAGGAATAACGTGTTTTTGCCGTCATGAGGGCAATAGAAAATCCCACCGCAGGGGAAATAAATCCTGCGATGGGATAAAACGTGTTTTGACCGTCAAGCCTAGCTTATAGCCCTAAAATTTTCTCATCCGCTCTATAGAGTTGCTCGGACTTTACTATACACCAAAGTTCAATTGTTTGGAAGTCATGGATTTATTTTACGCTTACTTCCCAAATGCGAATTACAGTCCAACCTCGCTATTCAAACAAGGCGGTTACTTCGTTGTCGTGCCTAATATTGCGTTCTCGTTTTTTATTCCAATACTCCGCATTATCGGAAGGACGAGTGTTCCTACAATCGTGTCCGTGCCAAAAGCAGCCGTCAACAAATATAGCAATCTTTTTATCAAGAAAAACAAAATCGGGATGCCCTTTTACGGGATAGTTTCTTCGCCATCCCGTTATATTGTTTTTTTGAAAGAGGCTTCTGGCATATGTGTGGGTAGAATCCAGGGTTTGAAACGAACGAGCTGTTCTTAGATTCGGAATCGGAGGCAAAACCAGCCACCGCCGTAAGGCGGCTTGCCCTTGACAGGTTCTGAAAGAAATGCTACAATGACTGACCGACGGTGAACCTGTTGAGCTGTTCCCCCGTTCGTCACCGTCGGCACCGACTGCACAGCATTTCTTTCAGGTTCTGTCAAGGGTGGCGGTCGCATTGCAGGAACTTTTCCGATGCGGTAAAATGTAAGAGTACACACTCTGCTTTTACCACATCGGAGGTACTCTTGAATATGGAATCTGCCAAGTCTCTCTGCAAGAAGCTGCTTAATTTTAAGAATACAGTCATCACAGGCTGCGAATTCTACACGGATGCCGATAGCGTCAACCACATTCGCATTCAGGCACGTCCGAGCAAGTGGCACGAAAACGAATGCCCTTACTGTCACAGACGCTGTCCGGGATATGATTCCCGTTGCAGGAAACCCCGCATTTGGAGAGGACTTGACTGGGGCACAACACTTGTTGAGATTGAATACCAGACGCATCGGATTGAGTGTCCTGAGCACGGAGTAGTTGTTGCCGATATTCCGTGGGCGTATCCCGGCAGCGGCTTCACAAAGGATTTTGACCTGACAGCAGCTTGGTTTGCAGTGCATCTTCCACGCAGCGTTGTTGCGGAGTATTTCCGTGTCGATTGGGAAACTGTGGGCAGATGTATCAGCCGTACAAAAGATGTGATCGAACCTGAAATCTCGCATAGATTGGACAATCTTGTCAATATCGGAATAGATGAGACAAGCTACAAAAAGGGGCATAAGTACATCACTATCATCGTCAATCATGACACGAACACTGTGGTGTGGGTTTCCCTCGGTCACGGGAAATCTGTGCTTGAAAAATTCTATCAGCAGCTCACCGAAGAACAGCGTGCAAGCATTAAGGTTGTCACAGGTGACGGTGCAAAATGGATCACAGAGTGCGTCAATGAATTCACTCCCGACTGTGTTCGCTGCGTTGACCAGTTCCATGTTGTGCAGTGGGCTATGGATACACTTGATGAAGTGAGACGGGAGTCTTGGCGTGATGCCTATACGCAGGTGAAGGAGCTTAAAAAAGCAAACCCTCGCAAGCCCGGCAGACCGAAGGAAGATGATCCTGCCACTCAGGAAATTCGTCAGGCATCAGAAAAAGCTGACAAAATCAAAAACTCATCTTATGCACTCGGTAAAGCTCCTGAAAATTTGACTGAAAAGCAGAAGATCAGAGTTGAAATGATCTCCAAAACCGATAAACGCTTATATCGTGCCTACTGCCTCAAAGAATCGCTGCGGCTTCTTCTGAAACTGAAAGACCTGGGCGAAGCAGAGGTCGAGTTGAAACATTGGCTGTGGCGGGCATCGCACAGCCGTATTCCTGCTGTGTATGAACTCTACAAGAAGATAAAAAGGCACAAGGATCATATACTGAATGCCATACGCCTTGGGATGAGCAATGCCAGAATTGAAGCTGCCAACAACAAGATTAAGCTTATCATCCGCAAAGCATACGGCTTTCGCAATATCCAGAATCTGATCGATATGGTATACCTGGTTTGCTCGAATTTGCGCATTCCACTTTCCAATCGAAAGCCTATACTGGGATTGTGACGTATTTATGGGATTTTAGGCTAATTTCAACCCACACTTATACCTGAAGAGCCCCAATCTCTTGCAAATTTCTTCAGAATAGTGTATACTTGTTTTCATAGGACAACACTCCTTTGAGTTAATGTAGGTCACAAGTACATTATAACTCTTTTTGGGACTGTTGTCCTATCTTTTTGTGCATTTTTTAGGGATGCTCATTTATAGTCCTCAATTTCAGATTGTCATTTCTGCAATACTATCACTTAATTGTCATCAAGTTTCTTTGACAAATTCAAATTTTCCGTTCCCATAAATTATAGCACTCAAGTGTGAATAAATCTACCGAAAACAAATGCCCACTTGCCTTTACACTGCAAGAGGGCATTTTACACCGCAAGGGCATACCTTTTAATTTTTCCTAATCTTTGTATCCAATTCGCTATGATTATTTCTATCAAAACTCTATCTTTGATACAAAGAAAAAGTTCCTTCCCGTAAGCGTAAAATAAACCGCTGTAGGTGGGACGCGGTTTATTTTACGCTTACTTTGAAAGTAGCTGCCTACTTTTGCTTGACACTAACCGGTGTGGGTGATGAGTTGACTTTTTTGGAGTGACGGTGTATAATAGAAAAAACAGACAAATTGATATGTATACTCTCAACAACAGGAGGTATAAAATGTCTCGTACCAAAAGAAAACGAAAAGCAAAACAAAAATTAAAGATCATTAGGAAACGTAAAGCAGGTAAGTTAGTGAGATTCGTATTGACTAATTCTGGACGAAAATATTCAGGCTGGTCTAACAGATATAACTATCAATCTAATATTCACAGTATAATTTATAAGGATGCCACCTTTTCTAATGATAAATTTCAGAATTGCATTATTACCGGCTGTAATTTTAATAATGCAAATTTATCTGATATTGACTTCACTCACTGTAACTTAAAAGGTTCTTCCTTTAAAAATGCTGTTCTATCCAATGTAACTTTTTTCAACTGTAATATGAAGGATGTTAATTTTGAGGGTGCTGTTTTAAAAAATGTTGCTTTCATATGTATGAGTCTAAGCAAAATAAAAAATCTTCCGGATATAGGTTATTCTGTCCTTAATCAATATCCTAATATTGAAGATCGACGATTGCTTGATACTGCGTTGGCATTATCGAATCATAATTCGTTTTATAAATATCATGTTTTTCATGTTGACAAGTACAAGGTGAACAATTGGTACTTATATTGGCTCGCTGAACAGTATCCAAGCTATGAAGATGTTTCAAGAGGACTGTATGCTTTAAAAAAGCAAAAAGATAAAAGCGGATTCATCACGGTAGCATCATACAAAAGATTTCTTGACAGATACCTCAAAATATGATAGAATATATATGTTCTGCCTCGGATAAGGGTGACCTTTGAAATGCCATGGAAACAATGGGAACACGTTATAATGGCTAGTATTCAGGGAGGGATGCCTATGATAAATAATATTCTTGCAATTCTCGGTTTTGCTGGTTTTGTTCTGGAGAAGATTTTGAATAGTTCCATTTCACCCCGATTACTCGGGGTTTAATAACTTTATTTGTTCAATGGTTATATTCGCTATCATACAATTAAACATTGCTACTAACCGCCCGTGGTTCACTCCACAGGCGGTCTTTTGTAAGCGTAAAATAGTAAGCGTAAAATAAACCGCGTCCCACCTACAGCGGTTTTCCCCAAAACAAAACAGCCGGGACATCTGCCCGGCTGCACTCTTCATATCCGTGAAATGATTGTTTTATTCATCCTCGCAATCATATAACTGTTTTTAAATTCAGCGACCATATTTCTGCCAAATCGAATCGGGAATGCAGACACCAGCCCATCCGAAATAATGACATCCCGGAATGGAAGCAATGTTGCCTTTACGATCATCGGTGTCGGAATGCCCGAAAACATTTCTTCCCAACTGTCAATAATGCCATTCACCAGATATACAGAATTATTGTCATCAGAAATAAAGATTGACCCCTTCTTCTTCAAATGCCGTTCGATGATAAACGTTCCGGAAACACAGCGTTTCCAGCTTAAAATGATCTCACACTGTTCTTCAGGCAATACAGCTCCGGCAAGGTAGTCATCAATAATCCAGGTGCGTTCCCATAAAAATTGTGCCACCTCTGCCGCTTCTCCGGGATCAACGCGTTCTCCTGTGAAATGAACGGTTTCCATCGTGACATGGTAGTTCTCGTTCACATAATCGAGAAGCGGCAGAAACATCTCATAAAACAAACCGGCTTCTTCAGGCTTCAGTTTCATCGTTTTTCTCCTTCCATGGCAGCAGAATGGTACCTGCTGGTTGTGAAAACAGCTCAGTCAGATACTTCTCGGCATCCAGTCCGTTAGCCTGAGCTGTGGAAATGATTGAATACAGAATCGCACTGCATTTTGCCCCACGCTCTGTATTGTTGAACAGCCAGTTCTTACGACCAACTGCAAACGGACGAATCGCATTCTCAGCACGATTGTTATCAATCGGTACATTACCGTCCTCTAAAAATGTGTAGAGATATTTCTTTTCATTCAGTGCGTATCCCACTGCTTTTGCCAGTTTGCCTTTTCCGCTGATGTTTTGTGCATCAAGCCATGAAAAGAAAGCATCAAGCAAGGGTTTCACCTTTACAAGACGCTGTTTGTATTTGTTTTCATAGGACAACACTCCTTTGAGTTAATGTAGGTTACAAGTACATTATAACTCTTTTTGGGACTGTTGTCCTATCTTTTTGTGCATTTTTTAGGGATGCTCATTTATAGTCAGTAACTTCGTCAATATCAAGAGTGTGATCCAGCTCTATGACACCAATCTGACGGTTAGCGATTGCTTTAAGTTTTGTGAGTTCTTCGGATACTTCATCAAGGTCAACGTCTTCATTTAACACTGCATATTGGTTTTCAAATGCACGTTGCTTAAAATCAGGCTTAAAAATAACGGATATATCAGGAATCCATTTTTTATCTTTTAAGTGAGAAGCGTCCTGTACTTCAAATCGTTTAGTGGAATCAATCGCTAACGGATTAAAGGCTATTTTGATTCTATCCTTATTAAAATCATCATCAAGTACTTCTAATCCAGAAATAGCAGCCATTAAAGCTGTTACTCGCTGTTGACCATCAATCAGGACGTGCTTGCCACCAGCGATAACTCCATCCTTTGTTTTTACATCCGGATTCTTCCATGTAATGATGTAACCGGTTGGATAGCCACTATAAAGAGAGTCAATCAAATCACGAACTTGACTGCGCTTCCATACAAAAGGACGCTGTATCTCAGGAATAACAAATTGCTCAACATCAATCAGACCAAGAATGGCGCTGACTGAATATTGCATTAATGTAAATTTTTCACCAATCACTATTCATTACTTCCAATTCTATTCAATACTGTCAAAAATTGCATCCAACTTTGACTCTAGTGTACCATTCTTCGCCAAAGGAAGTGCATCACACTGACGAAGATGATGATTTCGAATTAGATTACCATCATCAAATCCAAGAATAAAGTGAAGTGCAATCTGATAGATAATCTCCGTCGGTGCAAGACCGTAAACCTGCTTCTCAAAGATATGCTGCAGCCGCTTTGCTTTGTCAGGATATGCCTGTTTCATACCATTAGAATTGAACAGCCGCTTTACAATTTCCGCAATGTACAGACCCGATTTCATATACAAATCTGCAAATGTCTTTGAAGGATCATCGAAACAGCCGGGATTCTCTTGTTCCAGTAAATCCACCATCTGCTTCACGATATGCTTCGGTGTGAAAATCTGGTTAGTTTTCTGCGGCGGAATATAGTCAAAAATGTCTTCACTCTGTGTATCGTCAAAATAATTCGACAGTCTTACCTTGAGTGCCAGAAATTCCTTGATAGAGTCATCAAATACTACATGATCAAACAACTTTCCGGGATAGTGCTTTTCTTCTCCGGTTTCAGCATCGATATACGAGCCACCGTCACGAAGCAAGCGGAATTGATCGAGCGTGATGCTTGTGACTTCAAGGAAAACCTCGTCAGGAATAATCACATCAAATGTCTCAAGAGTGGTAGAATCATCGCCGTATGCCATAAGGAAGGACGGAATCGTTCTTGCAAAGCCACGCAGATGGTCACGCACAGCATCCTCAATCGTTTCTTTGGTACGCTCACGCTTCTGTGTTTCGACTGTTTTTACGACCTCTTCGCACAGTGTCGGAACGGTTTCCTCCAGAACAGTGCTAACACGTTCCTTGAAGGCATCCGTAGCTTCCTGCACCAGTGTGTCAAAATGGTCATTGACCTCGGCGGCAGACTGTCCTGTTTCGTGGAGATGTTTAAGTACATCTTGTCTTTCTGCTTCGAGAGTTTTCTTCTGAATAGAGTAGTTTCCGTATTCCTGAGTAACGAGTTTGTCAGCTTTCTGTTCAAGCTGCTTTTTAAGTTTTTTAGAATCTTTGGCTTTCAGATCTGCTCCATAAGTGTCATTTGTCACCTGCATCACTGGAGCGACTAATTCCTTTTTAAATACATCTTGCAAACGCTCTACCTGTTGTTGTTCTGTAGTAGCAGGAGCAGCTACTATCTCTTCTGTTTTCTGTGCAAGAGTATCTGTAATTTCACCATAGATTTTATCACCGAATACTTTCTGTGACCTGCCAATCACAAATTCATCCGGCAAATCCACTTCGCCCTCATCATTGACAGACAAATCCTCTCTTGTCTGCGGTGATACGTCCACCAAATCGCCCTCCGGCGCATTCGGCAGAGAACTGATAATATCAATAACCTCCGGCGGTGCATTAAAGATGTTTGCAATATTCTGAAACAGAAAATTCGACATGAAGCCACGACGAACGACCTCCAAAGAACGAATCCTTCTCGGAATGGACAGCACCTTTTCCGCATCAAGCTCCACCATTTCGCCCTGCTCGTCCTCGCCGATAACAGGGAAGAAATTGAGCAGCACACGGACATTCTGCTTTCTGGAATCACTATCGCCTTTACCTCCAGACGTACTGGAATTCAGGTCATTTGCAAATTCTTCAAAGATAATCAGTGTTCTTGCAGGGTCAAAGTCAAACACATACGCATTCTGCTTAACACGCATTTCGCCGCACTCTGTGTATCTCCACGGATTCTGGCTACGGAAAGCTGCTTGCATATATAAAGCAGGAGATTTGATATTAGACAGCATCAGCACCGCTGTCCATTCGGGAATCGTTATACCTGTAGTAAGCTGACCGACAGACAGTGTAATTGTCTTATCATACTTATCAATAGCATCACGGACTTTATCGTATGCCTTCTTTGCTTCATCTTCTTCCGAAAGTCTGCCATCACCGGCAGCAAGTATGATTTCATAGTCTTTGAACACCGGATGTGCTTTCAGCTTCTTTGCCAGAGCCTTTGCACTATCCACACGGTCAAGCAGCCAAAAGGTATGGCAAAGTTCTGCACGGAGTTCTGGAGTGGAAAACGGGAATTTCTCCTGAGTGGTGAGTGCATTAAGAAATCTGTCAACAGAGCTTTCATAGACAAAAGAGCCATTCGCTTTCGTAGAGAAAAACAGATTCAGATCAAACGCATATTCTTCCGTTTCACCCTCGATTTCAACACCCTGCTGCAATTGATCACGAATAATTTCGGACATCTGATATGTAAACAGATTGAGCTGCGGCAGATTCTCATAGGGGTTGTTGTGCTCGACATCACTCCAATCACGCTTTGCCTTTTGTTCATCCGCATATGTCCAGTTATAGATGGCATCGGCAGGAAACTTGTCATTCGCCAGTGCCTTGAACGGTGTACCGGAAAGGTGCAGCGTGTGATTGCGCTTGATTTGATGGAATGCCACATCTGTTTTGGATGTGTCCACACCCTCGTGTGCCTCGTCGATAACCAGCAGTTCCCACTGCATCTGTACCAGTTCTTTCAGCTTGTCATACTGACCACCGAAATAAAGCGAGCCTTTTAAATCCTGCAAACTGACAAATTCGATACAACTTGCAAGTCCACTACTTGAAAGGTTGTCCGTGTATTCATATCTTGTCAGAACGTAAGGTTTACCCTTCAAAGCAGATACTTCACTGACAAACCGAAAGCCGGATTCTGTTCCAAGAAACTTTACGAAATCATCATACCACGAATTGGCAATTGCCGGACGATTTGTCACGATCAGAATATTACAAGCCATCTTGCCTTTGCTCTCTTTCAGGCGTTTGCAGAGGTCATATGTAGCCAGTGTTTTTCCAAAACGTGGTTTTGCATTCCAGAGAAATTCGCCGTTTTGATGGCTCTGGAAATAGTCAAAGGTCTGCGCAACTGCCTGCTCCTGCTCGGAACGAAGTTCATAGGCAACAGTACCGATAGTTTTCAGTACTCCACAGTTCTCACGGAAATCATTGATCATGCGTTTGGAGTCACTGCCAGAGATCTGAAACCACTCTGTCCCTGCTTCACGGGGAACGCCCTGCTTTTGCAGGTAGGCATGAAAATCTGAATCACGGAAACTGCGTCCTGAACCATCATCGAAAAGTGCATTTTTCTTCCATTGCAGTTCCCACTGGATACCTGCTGTATGTGTTTGCTGCCTAATGCGAGTGGTGACATCTTGTTCGGTATATCCAATCTTTGTCCAGCCGTCATGATAGGAAACGCCGGGAGTTGTATAAGCGTATATCATTGGAACGACAGGTCGGGTTGTCTGAATACTGATTTTCGCCACTTAATCCATCTCCTTTACATGAGTTTCGATGAAGTCGATTTCTTCCTGTGTTAAGCCGTATTTTGCATAGAGCTGCTGGTCGATTTCAGAAACAGGCTTACTCCAGTCGATGTCGCTGTTTTCAGTGAAGTCTTGGAGGGGGACATATTTAAACTTTTCAGGTGTGATGTCTTGTGTCGTTTTCAAAACGCTCAGTAATGTTCTCGCAAATCTTGTCTTAATATACTTTAGCGCATTCTCAGCGCAAGTATTGTCTGCAAAAGCACCAATGCTAAGAAATGTCTCTGTATTACCTGTGTTCGG